AGTGGTGGTACCTCCACTTTTAATCCTGGTACTGGAGCCAATTATGCAGTCCCCGCGGCATTTAATTCTAATAAAAAAGATAAAGGTACTAAACATAAGTACTATTATAAATTGGGAATGAAACCTGTAAATGAAACTGACCCTGGAGCTACATTAGGTCCTGGTCCTAAAGCAGGAAAAAAAGGAGTTAAAAATAACTACTACGTTAAAAATTTTGGGTATAAAGAAGTTAACCCAGTTAAATTAGCAGCTAAATCTAAAGCCATTGATACTAATTATCTCTGGGGAAAGCCATAATATTTATTAATATGGGCTACAAATATAAATTAAAAGTAAACGAAGCTGACCCAGGTCGTGCTCAATTCCAGGAAAAACGTATACGTGCTTTCCAAGAAATTGAAGCTCGTTTAAATAATTTATACCCGTTATTAGACAATGCTAAAGACGAAACAGTAAATTACTACAAAGAAAACCCAGAATCGTATTCTGTAGTATATGGAACTGATTTAATTTTAGATTTAATAAAAGACATTGAAACAACACTAAAAGGAGAATAATGAAAACTTTACAAGAACAATATAATTTACTTAATGAAGGTAAAGGACGAAAAGACGAATTTATGAAGTCTGCTCGTAGATTATTTCCTCATTTAGTTACTAATGTTACCCCTTACGATACTGCTGTTACTATTTTAAAGAATAAACAAATTCTTTCAGAAGGCACTAAAGTATTAGGTATGAAAACTATTGATCCTTTTGCTAATTTTAATAACTTTTTAGGTGAAGCTAAAGCAGAAGAAAAAGCACCTACTAAAGAAGTAACTGATATGGAAACTAGAGGTTACGACTACAAAGATCCTAAATTTATTGATAACGTTTATGGTCAAGCTTTTTTAGATGGATACTACGCTGAAATGAAAGATCCTAAAAATACTGATAAAACTGTAGACGAGTTAAAAGAAATCGTAGCTAAAAATTTAGCAAAAGATAGAACATATTATGCAACTAACCAAGCTTTTGGTATTAAGGGAATCGGTTATGAAGCCGAGGTCCCAAGTTTAGGTACTCCTAAAGAAGCTAAAGGCAAATACAAAGCCAGTGGTTATGGCGATTTACCAAAATCAACAGTTAAAGAAACCATGATTAAATTAACAGATCTTCTTTCAGAGAGCTATGATGAATTCCAACGCGATGATAAAGGTCGTCCTGATGTAGATAAAAAAGACAAAGGCGAACAAGATGCTTACGGTGCTGGAGTTGCTAAAGGCGAAAAAATCGAAAAAGAAAAAATTAAAAAAGAAGACTTAATGTCTCGCCTTAAGGAAATTGAAGTAGCAGGTAACGTAGCTGCCCTTGAAGCTAAAATGAGAGCTATCGATGAGGAAGTAATGAACCGTGAAGGTAAGCTTTCTATGGTAAAAGAAAACGATGCTATTGCTGAATTTATCAATCCTACTCGTATTAAAGAAATAGAAAGAGAAATTAAAGAACTTTCTAATGCTAAGAAGAAGTACGAAAAAATGCTTGAAAAAGTAAATAAGGGAGGAAAAAAAGAAATGGTAGACGAATTAGACATCGAAGAAATGTCTGATGATGCTGACATGTAATATGAAACAAGTTCTAGTTGAAACCCAACCATTCCAGGTTAAACCCATTCAATTATCAGAGGGCTTAAGATCACCTGCAGGCAATCCTATTGTCGAGGGTATCTTAGCTACTGCTGAAGTAAAGAATGGTAATGGTAGATACTATGCTAAAGACTTGTGGGAAAGAGAAATTGACAAATACATGGCTGTTGTTAAAGAAAATAGAGCAACAGGCGAACTCGACCACCCAGATTCTTCTATTATCAATTTAAAAAATGTTTGTCATATCATTAGAGATATGTGGTGGGATGGAGACCATGTAGTAGGTAAAATTGAAATTCTACCAACTGCATCAGGTAACATCTTAAAAGCACTTATTGATAATGGCGTTCAAGTAGGCGTATCTTCGCGCGGTATGGGTTCTCTCAAGCAAGTGGGTGAAGTATTAGAGGTCCAAGATGATTTCGAGTTACTTTGTTGGGATTTTGTATCAACCCCATCCAACCCAGGTTCATATATGCATTTAGTAAAAGAAGGTAAAGAATACCAAGCTAATTCATATGGTAAAGTTAATTCAATTTTAACAGACATTCTTTGCGCTAACGGAACCTGTCCTATATTATAATATTCCCTCGGGCGCTACCTTGGGTGGGGAAACGAAAGTTTCCCCTTTTTTTTACTTTTAGTATCTCCTCATATATGTATATTAGAATATGTTGCTTGCATGCAACATTCATAGATGTATAATTCTTATTGCGGTTCAATAATAACCGTAACCCACAAACTAAATTTTGAGGAAAATGGCAAACAGAGACTTGCTTAAAGAAGCAATCGCTGACGCAAAGGCACTTAAAGAAACTGCCATTGCTAATGCAAAAGCTGCTTTAGAAGAGGCTTTCGAACCAAGAGTGAAGGAAATGCTTTCAGCAAAACTTCAGGAATTGGATGAAGAAGAACTCGAAGAAGTAGTAAATGAAGCAGACAGCGATGATCTCGAAGAGGCGAAGCGTGCTGAAGACAAAGAAACTAAGCGTACTGAAAAAATGAAGTACGGTAAGGATTTGGCTGAAAGCGACGAAGCGGACCTTGACGAAATCTTAGCTGAACTCGATAGAGAGATGGAAGAAAACAAAGACATAGACGAAGCTGAAGAAGCCGAGGAAGAAGTCGACGTTGACATGGAAATGGAAGACGAAGAAGATATCGACCTTGAAGAAATGTCTGAGGATGATCTTAAATCTTTTATTGAGGATGTAATTAAAGACATGGTTGAATCTGGTGAATTAGAAGCCGGTGACGAATTTGAAATGGAAGACGAAGAGTCTGAAGATGAAGAAATCGAAATCGAAGACGAAGACGAAACAGAAGAAATCATGGAAGGTGAAGAAGTAGTAGACGAAGGTATCAAAGACAAAATTAAGAAATTTATCGATACCTTAACAGATCCTGAAAAGGCTGTTATTGGTGATGATTTCTTTAAATTTGTTGATAAGATGGACAAATTACCTGCTGGTACTGTAACCAAAGGTATGGAAAAATCAGGTGCTGGTAAAACATCTTCTGTAGGCGAAGCCAAGAAAATGGACCAAATGGAAGAGGAACTTAATGAATTAAGAACCGAACTCAATGAAGTTAATTTACTCAACGCTAAACTTCTTTACACTAACAAAATCTTTAGAGCTAAAAACTTGATGGAAACCCAGAAAGTTAAAGTTCTTGAAGCATTTGACAAGGCTACAACCGTTAAGGAAGTAAAGCTTGTATACGAAACTCTAAACGAGGGCATTAAAGAAAAAGCTCCAATTAGAGAAAACTTAGGCAGTGCCTCTAGACCGGCAGGCGTTGCACCAAAACAGCAAATTGTTGAAGTTGATTCACAAGTTGCTAGATGGCAAAAATTAGCTGGTATTACTAAATAAACAAAAACTCGATATTTAAAATGTCACAAATTCAATCTCTTTTAGAGTCTGCTGGTCAGGGTTGGAAAAACCTTCAGTCAGACGCAGCTAAATTAGCTGCTAAGTGGGAGAAGACAGGTTTACTCGAAGGCCTCAAAACCGAGGTTGAGAAAAACAACATGTCTTTAATTCTTGAGAACCAAGCTAAGCAATTAGTTGTTGAAACTTCTCAAGTTGACGGTGGTACTGCCTCATTCACCCCAGGTACTGGTAACAACTGGGCAGGTATCGCTCTTCCATTGGTTCGTAAGGTATTCGGTCAAATCGCTGCTAAAGAATTCGTTTCTGTACAGCCAATGAACCTACCTTCAGGCCTTGTGTTCTACTTAGACTTCCAATACGGTTCAACTAAAGACAGCGCTGCAGGTGCTAATCCTAACGCCTACGCTGCTGGTCAATCAGTATACGGTCTTCAGAACAACAACCAGTATCCATTCTCTACAACTGCTGCTTCTGGTGGTTTCTATGGTCCTGGTAGATTTGCTTACTCACTTTACACAGAAAGCTCTGCTGCTATTACTTTCGCTGCAACTTCAGCTTCTTGGAAAGACGTAGGCTTTGATTCAGATCTTTCAGCTTCAGCTGCCGCTGGTCAAATTGTTAAAATTACTGTTACTGCTGCTAACAACCCAACTCCAACTACTCCTTCTGGTGACAACATCACTATCGATTACGAAGCAGTTAGAGGTTTCACATTCGTATCTGCTTCTGCAGTATTGAATCAGGTTAACGCTTACAACACTACAGCTAACTACAATGCTTCAACTGGTAAGGCTGATATTATCATGTTCGTATCTGGTGCTACTGGTACAATCGCAGACGGTACAACTGGTACAATGTTCTACTTTGCTCAACCAACTCAAAACAACGCTGGTGACTTCGAAAACACTAACGCAATTCCTGAGATCAACATCCAAATGAGATCACTTGCAATTGTTGCTAAGACTCGTAAGTTAAAGGCTGTTTGGACACCTGAATTCGCTCAAGACTTGAACGCTTACCAAGCTCTTGACGCTGAAGCAGAAGTAACAAACATCATGTCTGAGCACATTTCATTGGAAATCGATTCTGAAATCCTTGCGATGTTGATCCAAGATGCTGCTGCAGGTACAGAGTACTGGTCAGCTAACAACAACATTGTTTACAATGGCACAACTTTAGTTCCATCATCATCTGGTTTCTTCAATACTCA